TTTTGAGCTTCGTTCTGAGCCGCTGCTGCATCTTGTTCTAGTTGCTGAGCGGCTTCTGCCGCGACTACGATCTCTTTTAAGATCTCAGCCTTTTTTGCGGCATTGCTGGTCAGCTCAAGAAAGTCATGAAGAGATTTCAAAGAGTTTACGTTTACAGAATCACTTGAAAACTTCATGCTATTGCTCCAACTCGTGCGCTACTCGAACAACATCGTTCGCAGCACCGTACACGTAGATACTCGCTAGATCCCACTCACGAACCCGGTTACCTTTGAATAGATCGCTCAAACTGATCGTTGAGCCAGCTACCAGAGGAAAACCAGTGGTCGCACTCACGGTCGAGTCACCGATGTACACGATCGCCGTGTTCGCAGACGGGACATGCAGAACAGCAGCTTGAGCAAAACGCCCCTGAGCTGCCGTCGTAGCAGTTGATAAAACTTGAGCGGTGTTTAACACCGCTATCGTCGTTCTAAATGTTTTTAACTTATATGTGTTTGCCATCGCTCACCCCCTAGTAGAGGGCAGATGCGGGCGCCTTAAGCACAAGAACTTCAACTACCGAGCCTGCACCAGGGTTAGCCGACCAAACGCAGGTTAATGCGTTAGCAGCTTGGGTGGTGTAGCCGAGCAGAGGAAGGTTACTTGCGCCTTTGGTCTTTTGTGTAACAGCCAAGATGATGTCCGATGCGCCAAGACCCGTTAAGGTCATCGCTTCAGTGGCTGCACCACCGGCACCAGCCGATGAGACGTATTTTTGAATGTTGATTTGATCGCCCAGACGAACCGCCAATGCGACGTTGTTCATCTTGTTGAGCTTAACTCGTTGTGCTTCTGATAGTAGTGCCATGATCTAGATCCCCCATTTTTTAAAGTGGTACGCCCCCCTTGCGGGGGGCTTATCCACAGATTCGAACTTAGTAGCTGATTGCGATGCTATGAAGAACGCCGTTGTTACCAGGCTTGGTAACTTCGAGTTCGCCGTACAAAGCGTGGTCTACGATGTAGCTGTAACCAGTGCTTGCGCGCTGGGTGTAGAACTCAAGACCGTCAGGCGATTTGATTCGCTTGAACATTTGCTTGGTGCGGAAGGTCATCGACTTCATATCAAGGAAGTAGATCTCGCTGTTAGCTTGCTCTTGGATACCAACAAACTTGAGCATTACACCTGCAGGCGAGCCGATCATGATCTCGGTCCAACCGAATTCCGAAACCTTAGTTTGGTTCGGAGCGATGTGGAAGGGACCCTTTTCGGTTTGGATCAACTGCATGATAACGCCAAGGTTTTGAAGAGACATTGCAACAGTGTTGCACTTGCCGCCACGAGCCTTTTGTTGGATCTGAACGTAGGCCGAGAAGATCGAGTCAAGCAAGTTAGCAGCAGTGACAGATGCGCCCGAAACGTTCACCGCCTGAAGAAACGGCCACGCGGTCTTAGTAACCGAATGGATGGTCGCCGATCCGCCGTTAGCAGCGCTCAAAAGAGCAGACTTCAAAGAAACGAATGATCCGCTTTCTGCACCAGGAACGTAGAATACAGCGCCTTGAGCAACAGTGTAAGCACTGATGTCAGCAGCTGCACCACCACGGGTAGCAGACAAGGTAACAGTCGAGGTGTTGATGTTAACTGCGATCACGTAGTACGTGCCAGCAGAAGAGTCGTTGTCATCAAGAACAACCTTTTGACCGATTTCAAATCGTTCAATGCGGTTAACGGTGATTGTACCACCAACTTGACCGTCGCCCGTTGCAGTCGCAAACGATGCGCCGTCGATAAGAAGGCAGCTGGTCATGTTCTTGAAGTATTCAACGAAGTCATCAACCGTGTCAGGCAAGATCTTAAGGAAGGTAGCTTCCGGGATCTTTCCGTCATGATCGACCAAGTCGCGGTAGTTAAACAGCATCGAGCCGTAAACTTCGACGTAGTCATCAATCGAGCCACGTACGTAATCGTCTTCTGAAATGTCGTTAGCGGCAGTTAAGCTACCAACCGACAAGCTCGAAGCCTGTGCGCCTTTGAACGGAACGATGATCTTGGAACCTTTCCAAGACTCGTCTTTTTGAAGGTTCTGCAAGAACCAATCGCGCTTAAGGAGTTCAGCCTTAAGCATTTTGTTTGGAAGATACTCGTTCAGCATGTCGCTGAAACTACGATTTGTTGCCATTTAATTTATTCCCCTTTGTTAATCGTCTGCGCCTGCAGCGATTTGTGCCAATTTCCTTATGTCATCAAGCGATCTGACCTGCGTCCTCTCAGGACTAGAGCCAGCGCCTCGTACATTCGGAATAACTTTTACTGATTGTTTGTGTGCCACCTGGGTCTCAGCCGGTGACGGCATGAATGCTGAGTATTCCTTCAAGATACTTGAAAGAACCTCAGACGGAGGAACTGTCTTCCCAGCTCTATGAGAGAGGATCTCCCCTCGAGTTAGAACGAAGTCCCTGAAGCTGCCCTTGCCATTGGCTGCCTCATACTTATCTACCACGCTTTGATATTGGGGCTTCCCAAGCTCCATATCTACCTGGTAGTTGATCAGGTTGGCCGTCTCATGGGCAACCTGCTCCTTGTATCTACTATTTTCGGCGAGAAGCTGATCTTTTTCAAGCTGCACACGTCTTTTTTCTTCGAACATTTGTTTTTGCTCAGGCGACATGTTGCGCCGCTGTAGCTTCTCACGCGCCACATTAAACAAAGTTTCTTCATCGATACCAATGCGCTCGAGTAAGTCCTCGTGCTTGCCTGCCTGATAAAGCTTTTGCAGCTCTTGCAGCTCAGTCATTGGCTCTTTCCATTCGTTCAATTGCTGCTTATAGACTTTGTACTCTTCAATCCCTGCGGCTTTTTGAAGAAGATCTCTAACGCGCTCCTCAGATTGCTTGTCCTTAATCAAAGGACGCCAGAAGTCTTCAATCTCGTGCTTTTCTTTGTTCCACTGGTAAGAATACTCTGGCTGATACTGAGGCGCCGCCTCAGGAGCTGCAGCTACAGGTGCTGCCTCTGGCGCCTCAGGTGCTAAACTCTCGGGCGCTACTGATCCTTGAACGTCTTCAATCTGTGATTCTTCTGACATGTGATGAATTCTCCTTATTGCATCATCGGACTAACGATCTCAGCGTTACTTCCTTGTGCCTGTAATGGTTGACTGTCTTGCTCCAGTTGGTACTGAGCGATTGCTTCAGTCCCAGCTGTCTCAAACATTTGCTTGTACTGCCCCTGCTCTTGAATCTTCTTGATGAGCCATTCGGCGGCAGACTGCGGGATACGAGCTCGGCGCGTGCGCTCAGGGTTGTTAGGATCAGGTACGTACAGGTCCATACCGATGAGAGCGCCGCCATCAGGGATAAAGCCAGCGTTAGCGCGCACAAGGGCAGCCTTCTGATCTTCCATGACCTGCATGTGGCCTGCGATGTACTTTTCGTAGTTGTCTTTAATCATGTCAGCCAAGAACCTAAAGTCGCTCTGTCGGATGCGGGCAGTGGCACGCGAGATCATGTACTCGTGCGGATCATATGGGTTGATCACAGGCATATCGCCACGATCAAGAGCCAAGATGTCGTTTGTCGCGCACTCGTAATCAAGAGTTAGATCAGAGAAAGCGTCCTCAACGTTAGCATACGGCATCTGAGAGATGAGTTTGCCGATAATGGACTTATCAAGCTGGGTGCCGACATATTGAAGCACGTGGTTAAGAGACATCTGGCGACCCATCTTCGTCTCAATATCTTCGGCCTGAGGCTCAACAACAAACTGCAGGCTTTGATCAACCGTGTTCTTAAACTCAGATATGTTGATTCGCTCGTTGCGACCAATAGCAAGAACCACTGCCTCGTCTGAAAAGTAGTACTTAGCCGAGCGCAGATACAGCTTACACACGCGCATAAGAAAGTTCTCAAAGCGCTGAATATAGCGCGAAAACTTTTTCTTCTGCTTAGCTGCACGATAGAGCAACACATGGGGCTCGAGGTTTGTCGCGTCGACATCGGCATCTTCAATATCGGCCAGCTGATACATCTCTTTAATCTGAGACATCATGTATTCAAAATACTGCGCGCCTGATCTGCCCTCGATCACAGTCGGAGGCTGACCCGTAACGGTTAGCGATCTAATGCCCGGCAGTGATGCACCGGCAGATAGCTTACTTCCGTTAATCATCACCAGCTTGTCGTCACCAAGGGTGACCTGATGCTCTGCAATCTTTGATGCAGACCTGTTGATCTCAAGCTGGTTTGGCCGCAGCTGCTTTGTGCAAGCAATGCCACGGGGTTTGGTTTGAATGTAATCAAATCGCTCAAACTCTAACGGGAAGATCGCACCTGAGTTATCTTCGGGCAGTTCGCCCTCGGCTAAAATGTCGCCCTCTTTAATTTGAAGCGAATACCAGCCCTTGGGATACTCAGCGCAGGGTCTAAAGAACCACTCCTTAAGAAGTGTCTCGCCCTTTCTTGAGGTGCGATAACCTGTTCCAACATCAAAGATCATGAAAGTATCATCTTCGGTTTCTTGGATCTTATCTGCCATCTTGGGGAAGGCTTTCTTCAGATCCTTTGTTAGAACCATTTTTCTAATGCAGTACCAGGGACTCTTGCGAATATCCTTGGCGTTAGTGTCGATTAATACGTTAAAGCCGTGGACCTCTTCGTAACAAAGCTGACCCTCGTAGATGGGCTTTGCCTGATCGGGCATCATCTCACCCGTTGCTGAATCAATCAGCGGCTGGCCAGTGAAGTCATCAACTAGCGGCTCATATCCAATGATAGGGCCGCCGTTCGGGTCATAGAACAGCTTCGTGCAAACCTCGCCAATGCCAGTAAAGTCATCGACCCACTGCATGACAACGTTTGACCACTCTGCCCGCTCCTTGCCATCAACCCATACTGCAGCGTTAAGTTCTGCTGCCTTCTGGTCTTGCAACTCACGGTCATGCTTAGGCTTGATCGCCACACCAGGAGCGCTTGATAAGATGATGTTTGCAATCGTGCGAGAAATCTTGCCAATGTGGTTCTTGGTCAGGCGAATCTTCACGTCAGTTGAAAGATCGCGGGCGGTGCGAATGCGGTCCTGGAACCGGGCTAAATTGCGCTTGTTATAGTGCTCGCCATAGATCAACAGTAGCGAGCTTCTCATCTCTGCAAAGTCTGATTTAAACGTCTCGGATGATTCTTGAAAAAGTCTGTTTAAATCGTCTTTTGTTTTCACTTATTATGCCTTCCCCTCAAGCATTGCTGTTTCATACGCAAGCGGATCTTCAATCAATAACGACTCAAGATCAGGAGAAGATCCCTCCCCCTCCCCACTTACTTCCTCCGGCGGTTCCTGTAGAACGTATTGCACCGTAGGTTCATTCTGCACTGAGGCAAACTCAATAACAAGCTCAGCTAAACAGAACTTGTGAACACCAGCATCTTTGCACGCTGCAATAATTTTAACGATGTCGTCGCCAGTTAGACTTGATCGAACTGATCTTGCCAAAACTCTAGCTCCTCTTCTACGCCAAACCCTTCATTAGGATTGGCCCCCCGTTTGAAATCAATAAGCCGCTGAACGCGCTCATCTACAACAGGCTTTTTAATAACGCCGTTGGTATTTCCCATCGGAGCGCCTGCACTTGCTTCTGAAAGCTTTCGAATATCTTCCCACGCCCAACTAATCGCAGACACAGCGTAGCGCATTGAATCTATAGCGTCATCCTTAGCTGACGTTTTGTTCGCGTTCTCACGCAGCTGCTCGATCTCGGTCACGACCTTGAACGTCTCAAGGTGAGTCGGGTCAAGACCCGGAACCTTCATGTCCTCGGACCACATATCGAGCGTTAGGCACCCGCTCTTAAAGAGCGAGTTAATAAAGCTCTTACCGTGATCGCGACCCTTGTTGGCCTGAAGAAATGGCAGGCCTCGACGCTGTGCAATTGTTCCAATGTCACGAGCAGAGAAGTCATAGAACGCTGATTGAATCGAGTGAGAGGGCATGCCAGCGCACATCTCCTCAAACTTATTGACCACATCTTCTGCCGTGGTCGAAGTCTTGTCCCCTCGCCATAACCGCACCACGCGACCCAGAGTTCGCTCCGGGTTTATCGCAAGAAACGTAATGGCCGATAGGTGCGCCTGGCTACTAGCACCCGATCCATAGTCAATGCCTGCGTACACAAGCCAGTCGGCTGGGATGGGCGATGCACTTCGACAGTTCTTAATGGTTGTGAATGATGCAAACTGAAGACCCGAGACATCTGTCGGCAATACCTTGCCAAAGATTCGGCGTTGGCGCTCAACCTCTGAGATACACTCATCTGAGGCAAGCTTAACCTTCTCTTTTGTCCAATGGGACTTGGTCCCATCGACATATTCCATACAGTCATAGAGCGATGGCTGCCAGACGCGCGCGTTGGGCCATATCGTGCGCGTCTCAACCACGTCGGTCCAGAATCTTTGTCCAATGGTTGGCGTGAACACAAAAAACATGTAGCCATCAGTGGCCCGCGTTCGCATCTGAAGCTCGGGGATGTGCGTGATAGGAACCTCTTCGTCACATCCCATAAGATAACAGCTTCCGCTCTGCAGCATCGTTGTCGCCTGTGAGTAGTACTTCCAATACAGGTTAATGCCTGAGTTAAACGCAATCCCGATCAGCTTTGAGTCTTTCTTAATCTCTTTCCAACCAAATACAGGGTCATCGGCTGGCACCTTGGGCAGAAGCGGCAGCCACTTCTCAGTGTACTCAATGGCCACGATGTCGCTTGATGGGTACAGATACCACCACTGCGAGGGCAGAAGCCCCTTCGCAAGATTAGGCCACATCTTGCGCCACATGTGCGGCTCTGTTGCGATCCTGATCATTTTCTTTAAAAGAGTTGAGGTTTTGCCGACTTGGTTCGCTGAGCAGACTACCTGCATCCTAGATTCAAAGTCATTCTCAAACTCATGCGACCACTTATAGTGCTTGTGCATGTAAAGATGAGGGAGTGCTTCCATTCGAGCGGTCTCTCGCTCGAGTGCTTTCACCCTCTCTAATTTTAGAGCGATTAAATCATCACTCACTAGGCACGATCTCTACATGAGGGAGTGAAATGTTGCCAATGGCGTCACGGGCTTGAATGTATTCCTTTTTCTGCTCAAGCTGCCTGATCTTCTTATCAAGCTCATCGCTTGAGAGTCTGTTCTGCTCAGCCGGCACTGACGCGTTGTCATTTTGTATCTTATGCACGTTAAAGGTCCGGTTCACAAAGGCACCATTCTTTCGCATGTCCAAGAACGCCGCAGTCTTTAGAACCATCTCAGCCTGCTTTAGGTTAGGCTTCCCATTCTCATCGTGCAGCGAGAAATCCAACACCTCTCTGAGGCGAGAGAGCGAATGTTGAAGAGCCTCTTCTAAGAATGAGTCGTAGCTAGCAGGAGCGCACAAGACAAAAGCCAGAGTGTGCGTGTCCTCGAGCAGCTTGCGAATGAAGTATTCTGCAATCCCACAACGACGAGAGACCTCGTAGAAGTTAATCCTACCGATCTTAGCCTGTGCCGCTTCATACTCAGCCCAGAAGGCTAACCGCACTCTATTCACTCGGGCATCAGGTGAGCAGCGCTTGCGAAGATCCGCCTCATCGAGCATCCACAGATCGCGCGGGATAAGCTTCATCACTTCTCTGGTCCACTGCGGCACTAAATTATACACGCTGCGTGGATCGTCTATGTCATAGGGAACGCTCGGCTTGTACTCATCAAGCTCTGATGTCATTTGTATATTGTACCCCACTTGCGATTGATTTGATCAGATCAAGCACGTAAACTCGCATGTGACAATATGAGCATCTTTAAAAGATCAGCAAAACCTGAGACTACATGGGCAAAACCTGAAAGCGCAGAACCCAAGTGGTTCACCATCGCACGCGCAGAAGTTGGGCAGAAGGAAGTCTCGGGCAGTGGCGATAACCCGCGCGTTGTTGAGTACCACGCAACAACCACCCTTAAGGCGACAGAGGACTCAGTGAGCTGGTGTAGCTCGTTTGTGAACTGGTGCTTCAAGCAAGCAGGCATCAAAGGAACTAACAACGCCGCCGCACGCTCGTGGCTTAACTGGGGCACTGAACTAAAAGAACCAAAGCAAGGATGCGTTGTTATCTACTGGCGCGTTGCACCCGACTCATGGCAAGGTCACGTCGGCTTTGTTGACCGCGTTGAAGCCGGCAAAGTCTACACTCTGGGCGGTAATCAAGGAGACGCTGTGTCAATCAAGTCGTTCCCCAAGCCGCAAGTGCTGGGCTATCGCTGGCCTAAAACTTAAGGTAAACTAATAATATGGAATTCATCGGCAAAATCATCGAACTTCTTAAAAGTGATCTTGTACAAGCCATCGGCCTGTTCTTGCTGATGGTGGTTGAGTTCTGGCTTGGAAGAACCGAGCTTGTAAAAGCAGGCTCCACCCTTGAGGCCATCTTCAATGGCGTTAAGAAAGTTCTCGAAGTCTTAGGCATTAAGAAACCTGCCTAATGATCGGGGATATCTTTTCTATCTTAAAAGCTATCCCTGAAATCATCAAAGCAATCTCCTCTCTGGCCGAGTTCATCCGCAAAAATAATCTGAACAGATGGCTCGGCGACCTGTCCGAAACAATCGACGAGCTAGGCAAAGCCGAAACAATCGAGGCAAAACGCAATGCTGCTAAAAAACTCTCTGATCTTACTGGTCGCTTGTAGCCTTGTTGGGTGTGGCACCGGCCCCAAAGTCACATGGTGCTTCTCATCTGAATTTATGTTCGAATGCTCGGATCGTGGGCGCAGCATCGCAGAGGTTGATAACTACGCCTGTCTAGCTCCGCCACACGCTGAGCGACTCTTGTCTTCGTGCAAGAATAGAACATCCCCCGGCAGGCTCGAGTACTGCATTGTCGACTCAAAGAGCAGACAGCTTGTCTGCCCCACGCGCGAGATCTCGCTTCGCGATGCCAACAACTGGCCGTGCATGTCACCCAGTGATACCGAGCGACTTCTTACTTATTGCAAGCGCCAAGTGCGTTGACCATATTCCCCCACGCCTTGGGCCTTCCCGGGTTCCAACAATCAGGTGATCTTAAGGTTGACCAATAACGGCCTGCGTTCTTAAAGAACGAGCAGGAGGATGAGTCGAGCGACTTCGTCAGCGCCCCCATGATCTTAATACCTGCTATTAGGTTATCTTTCGGGTCTTTTAAATCACCCATCTTAATCTTGTAGTTGGGACCATCCGTGTAGCTCAGCTGCAAGAGTCCAATCGAATCAATCCCAGTGCTCTCTTTGTACACAGTCTTAGGGTTGTTGCCGCTCTCAGCTATTACGACGGCGCGCATTAGATCCATAAACTGAATCTGTTTGCCATCCTTTGGGCAGCGGATGTTGGCTGTCAGTAGATGCGGTGCATGCTCCTTGGCGGCAGAGCGAACAATCTCAGCCCACTCAGGCCGCGACCACTCTCGCTCAACTGGTTTAGTACTATCGGCGACCGGAACCGATTGACATGATGCAAGTAAGGCCAAGATTATATACTTCATGAGCAAAGTCTATCATACTGTCTGCGGGGGGGTAAGGACGAGCCTCGACACGTTACGCTCTACGATATCAATTGCCAATTTCTCAGCCTCATCGCGGGTCATTGGAATCATCACTTACGTATTCCTTTCTTTGTCGACCTGAGCTAACCGATCGGCTTCTTTAACGACGCGGGACCACTGTTCTTTACCAAACAGATTTTGAACGGCCGCCGAAATATAGTTTCGGGCAGTATAATGGTCTCTCAACGGACGCTCTTTGTTTAGTTCCTCCAGGGAGGCGATTGTCTGCCGGTAAGATGCGAGGATGCTTTCTAGCGATTTCTTGTCTCGACCGCGCTTCGCCTCTTTAATCTGCTCAAGAAAAATAGGTATCTTCTTTGCCAATAATTCGCGTCGGTCTCGCCACGTAAGCTCAAAAGAGTCCCTACATCCTTTTTGATTGGTCACCAAAGACGCAGCCTTATTGATGGCAGAACTGGTAAATACCCTATCTAAGATATCGCGGGTCATTCTCTCTCCAATTCTTCGAGTGCTTTGCGAAGTGGTCCGTGTAGCATTCCACATCGATGCTTCTCCCACAGCAAGGCTTCCCTCGCCACCTTCAGCTTGTTGATCAGCTCTAAGATGACGTCGGGGGAGGCTGCACATAGATATCCAATACTGTTGTTGCTGTACGCCTCGCAAACACAAATGCCGTCAGAGCCATCAATGTCCACAGTGCCAGGCTCTATCTCAGAGACGTGTCCAATATGATACGGCCCAGGCGTTGCCTTACGAGCCAATTCTTCTAGTCGTGCGAGTTTGGGGGTCATTTCTTTTTCCTTAAATTACCAGTTTTATCAGTTTCCATTGATCCTAAAGGAAAATACCGTCTTTCAAATCTACCGTGCCACTCACCACATTCCGTGGGTGACCCATCTAAAAATTTCGACGGTCCGCAGGCTGAGCAAAGCTTTTTGTCCTCAAATTCTAGACCGGCGTCTTTGGTGTAGTGATACCAGCCTAACGCCGTATTCTCTGCGCACCCACATTTTTCACATTGATAAATCCCCACGTTATTCCCTCACCCCTACCTTCGCGTGTGTGCTGAGCCAGTCTAAATAAGCTCCATATGTAGGTCTGCCAATAGCATTGAGCCACTCCATAGTCTCAGCTTCACTTGGCCAAACAACCACCATCCGCTCACGCTCCTCTTTCACTGCGGTCTCTATTGCTTGGGCTATAAGCATGGCCGCACCGTCAGCGTCGCATTCGTGCGTATGGATCTGATAACGAAATGTCTTGAGCTTCTCAACAGTCTGCTCAGCCAGCTCGCGCCATCGCTTGTTCATTTTTCACCTCGTATCTTCTCGCCCTGCTTGAGCGCTTCTCGCGTTCCTACAATAAGACAATTGATTTCTTTACCTGCGTATGGACCGTCTCTTTTAATGCATTCCGCTTCAAACACGTCCCACTTCTCCAAAGCCTCGCGGTACACCTCGCACTCGCGCTCAAGGCGGGTGATCTGCTCCGCTATCTCTTTGCACGTGTGTTGGAGTAGGTCTTTTGAGGTGGTCATTTGCTCTCCTTCAGCCAGCCGTCGAGGATCTGAATGGCCTCAAACCCAGCTTCGGCTCCGCATGTGCATCTACCGCTTGAGCTATCGAGACAACGCGTGGTGTGCTCAGGCTCAGGCAGCTCAACTAGAAGTTCCCGCACCTTCTCAATCTCAGCGCGTTGAATGCTGACATAAGCATCAAGTATTTTTAAAGCTATGAAGTTAGCTAAGAGCTGCTCTTTGGCGCTGGCTAATAGCACAACAGATTGCCGGCCCCGCTCTTCGGCTTCGTCTAAGGCAGATTCGATCTTTTTAATCATTGCGACTCGACCTTGGCTGCCAATTTCAACGATTTCCGTGGCCCGCTTTTGGTTGGTCATTCCTCCTCCCATGAATCTATGATTTCGCGGCCCCAGAAGTCAGGAGTCTGCACTACGATTGTATTATCGGGAGGGTGCTTAAAGATTTCAGTTGGAATCCGATACACAGCTCCCTCATTCGCGAAGCCCATTTCAATTTCCCATCGATACCTGGCGAATATAGCTCCGAACTGGGGTTCTCCCGAATCAGGATGCACAAGAAAACCACATTTCTTTTCTATAATAGGCGTCCAAAGTTCAAGCGTGCCGTCCAGAGCGACGCATAACGATATTGTTTTCATTTCGACTCCCAGGTTACGTCGTCATCTTGAGCAATGAACTTGGACACAGACTCTTCATTAAACTGAGCCGCTATTAAAAGAAGCCGAATACACTGCATAAGCTGGTCAAGGGTTGAATCACTGTCGCACTCAACCGAAATTATCGGATGGCCCTCATCGTACTGATACGTGATTTTCATTCCCCATCTCCCAGCTTTGCGATGCGTTCTTTCGAATCATTGATGGCTTCGCTAGCTTCACCGGCTTGGTCGGCGTTTCCGTCATTGACTCCAGTTTGATAGGAGCACTTGCCTGATTCCCCGTTCAAGTGGCAAGTTTTATCCACGCAACACGAGGCTAACCGAGTCAAATATTTGCTTCGCTCGATTCTATCCAGCGTCTCAAGCAGCGCCTTGCGGTCCTCGAGTAGGGCGAGGATCACTTGCGAAGGCACGGTGATCTGACCTTGCCGGTACTCTCCAAGGCGACCGGTAGACTTAGCTGACTCGGCGACTTTCTTTAGCTCGTCCAGTAGGCGACTCACTTCTCACCCCATACAATCTTGGCGTGCTGCCGGAGCCAAGTTCTAGTTCGAAAAATTGCTTCTGCTTGATGCGGTGATGGCCAGCTATGCGCCCACTCAACCCATTCTTCTCCACTCGGCCATTCCACCCTCGCCGTAGCCTTCTCTGCTTCCACTGCGTCGGCAATGGCTTCGGCTATTCGAGCTATAGCACTATGCTCAAGCGACTCGGCAATTCCGCTCGGCATCCTCCCGTAGCACTCGGCAGCTATCGCGGTGTATTTCTCGGGGTTCATTTCTGCTCCGCGAGTTTTCATTTACTTCCTTTGGGGCGAGAGTCTTTGCGCCAAAGATTATTAAGTCGCCAGATACAGTCTATGCAGAACCAACCATTCATCAAGGCTTTCCATGAAAAGGCGGTCCATAGGTGTACACTTTTCTTACATCCGGGAGTTTCGCATCTTGATAGATTCATTTCCCCTCCCTCAACGCGCGGGCTTTATCTAGGGCTTCGCGGGCTATTCCACGATGGTCCATACACCAGCATCCGCAGTCTTTGTGATGATCGCCAAGTAACTCCAACGCCTCCCTGAGCACAACGTTTTCTTGCTCAAGGCGCTCAACCATTGCAATCACCCTGCTCCACAGATGCGGGTACTCGGGCAAAAGCTCTCGTACTTGCTTGCCTATGTCGGTCATTTCTTCGCCTTCAATCCCATTGCTATACCTTTCGCAAGCGCTGTCTCAGCTCCCACTGCACCCTTTCCGAATACAGGGTGAGACACTTCAAACCAGTCTTGAATACGGTTCATATCTGACGCTGAATAGTAACCAGACAGGTACCCGATATTCTCGTCGGCATGTGTATAGTTTAATCGAAGCAATCGCATAAACTCACGCGCCTCTTCGGGAGAGTCGCATCGATCAATGCCTTTTCTCATCATGTCGCCAATGGTGACAATCTGTTCACCTTTCCACTCAAGCACGTTATTCATCTCCTAAATCCTTTCAGTTGAGGCACGAGGCGGGATGACCCCAATGCCTTAAGGGTGCTCTGTCCACACCTCGAACCTCAACTCAAAACTCCTTTCAAAGAATGCTCTTAGGCGGGCACCCTTGGATTTGCACCAAGCCCAGAACGGCGATCAACCCATTCCGCATCATAGAAAGTGATGCCCTCCTAAAAACACTCCTCCAACCAGATAACCGCCGCGCATGCTAAGGACTTTAGAAATGTGTGTGTGAGGGCACGCACGACGGCTATCTCGTGGGAGGGGGTCATAAACCAATCAACCGCATAAACGCTTCTCGCGCTTGGGCCGGTACCACTGCGTTACCCAGTCCGTGATGGCGGTCCACCCGCAAGGGTACCCCATCGCCTGCTCGATCCACTCGGGGCTTAAAGAACCCTTCGGGTGTCCAGGTAATTCCCCGCGGCGAGCTCGCACTGTTAGGCTCCATCGATCCCGACCGGATGGCGTCCCGTCCGACTTCCGGCCCACGTTCTTGCCATAATCGGAGGCTGTGGGGGTCGGCAAAAAGCGCGAACCATCGTTCTCGAATGTGACAGCCGCCAAGCTCCGCGGCTGAAACAATAGTCCACCGCGCATCAAACCCGAGCGCATTGAATTCCATGAGAACTCGGTCAATCCCCCGAGTATGGATAGCTGGTACGTTTTCCAAGAAGACGAAAGGAGGTCGTAACTCGCGAACGAGTCGGATGATTTCAAAGAAAAGGCCCGATCGCTCGCCGTCCAAGCCTTGGCCAGTTCCTGCAACGCTAATGTCCTGGCAGGGGAATCCTCCGGTAATGATATCGACTTCTCGCCCAAGATTTTTCGCCGTGAGGGTTCTAATATCATCCCATATCGGGGCCCTTGGGATTTCCCCCGATGCCATTCGCGACAAAAGGACTCCTTGGCAGTATCGGTCAATCTCACAATAAGCGATTGGGGATAGCCATGAAGATAGCCCGAGTTGAACCCCTCCAATTCCGCTAAATAGATCCAAGCCATTTAACACCTCTCACCTACTCCAAAAACACGCGGCCAAATAAACAGCTCCAAAGCCCATGATCCACGCCAAGAGCAAGATGTGCTTCTTCGCATCGTAGACTTCCCGATCCTTCACACACGCAGGACAGGGACACGGCCGCCGCTCATCCCTCATCTGCCATCTCTGCCACAGGAGCATACAACTCAGGATGCACGATGCGCTCCCATAGTGTTGACTCCTCCTCGAGCGTGGGAGCACGCCCCATCGTCTCTGTGAACTGTGCAATCGCTGCATCGAGCTTATCGCCTAACTCGTCTTCATCCCGTCCCATCCCTAACTCCCTTCTGCTTAGCGCGCTAAGGCGCAGTACATGAACAACATACCAACCAACCCACTACCCACACTGAGCAACACTCGGTCAGGGTTAGTGTCATCTAGAGACATGTCCACACAACACCATATACTAACCACGCCATACACGAAGCAAAGCTTCTCAGACATAAACATATCTAGTTTACCTTATCGTCGGTATCGTCGGCCACTGGGGCATGCAGCTTCATGTGGCCCATGCGCACTCCCTCATCTAAGATGAACTGCATCAACTCGGGCGTCATTGGTAGGTCGTCATCTGGTCCAGTCATCTTCGCATCCTTCTCCATACTGTGCATATACTGTCGTGCAACAGCCAGTACACTACTGTCACCACTGCTGCCAGCAAAAGCCCGTCACCTAAGTCAGTGTGGATCATGAGAGCCACCCATCTCGGACTGCGCGATCCAAGATCTCACGTACTAGTTTAGACACGGCAACACCTCGTTCACGGCTCAGTTTGAGCAGCTTCGCCTTAACTGCTTCGGTCAATCTAACCCCTAATCGGTACTCCATTTGTCAAACATTTGTCGAACAAGGGGGTCAGTGTCAATCGCGTCGTTGCGGATTTTTTGGGGGGTGGGAATATGAAAATATAAACTCAACAGACCCCCACCCCCCCGTGCCAACCAAGAGTCGCCATCGACGCCAACCATCACGGGCCACGGCAACGTCACAACGTAAGCATATGATATCAAGGGCTTAGACGCACCGCGTTCAAGTGTTGCTATACTTGAACCATTATCTATTTGTTTTACAAAATTATTTTGGTTTTTGATTTTAGAATCGGTGTCGAGCTTAGAGCTCGGTGTCGAACTTATAGCTTTGTCTAAAAGTTATACAGCTTTTCCCTCATAGCTGAATCACTAAGTTATCCACATAGTTATCCACAGGCTTAACACGAACGAAATACCAATTGTTAACAAGTTCGACAACATACCAGTTCACTCAACTAATTAAGCTGAATAGTTAAGTGTGGCATGGCCGTTGCAACTACCTAAACATGAACAAATTAATCCAAACCGTAACACTTCTTCTAATGATCGGCGTAACGGCTGCAGCTTGTTCAATCAAGCCCGCGGTTCACTCAATCAACCGTCAGCCAGCAGTTCTTAATTAAGGGGGTAATTATGGAATTCAAGGGCAATCAAATTACTATCGATGTGCCAAAGGGGCTATCAAATAAACAGAAGCTTCTATTAAAAAAGCTTCTGGAAGAAAAAGCTTTCGGCTCGGCATTTAACTACATCTCAAGTTTCACTGGGCAGCGAAACGCCGGGCGAAACGTATGCGACGCTATTAGGTATGCGAAAGGCAAGATGGAAGCCGACGGCCACGATAGTTTAGCGGGCAAAAGCAAAAATACTATCTTAACCATGTTTCACCGCAAGACCGATATTTTTGGCAACGCACCAATGCCTATTAACGTCGAACAAGGCAAGGCACTCGGTATTGAGATTGAGTGCTTCATTCCAATGAGTGAAAAAAATATTAAGGAATACTTCCGAGCGTTAAAGATTCCCGGTGTTAAGGCGACACATGACGGTTCTATCAGAGTGCCTGAAAGTGAAAGTGAGCAGTGCGAATACTGTTGTGGCGGGCAAGTCACAGACTTCGATGACGATGGCAATGAATTAGACACGACACACGACTGTGGAGAGTGTGACGGTTCAGGTTTCTCGGGCAATTCAAGTTTCACTGCAATTGAATTCCGAGTGCTCACGTCAATTGACGACATGTCGAACCTTGAAACTCTCTGCAAAGCTTTGAGAGACATCGATGCCGATGTGAATAAGTCATGTGGTCTTCACGTCCATCTAGACATGCGTGGCTATCGTTCACTTCCCAAAGCTATCCTAAGACGCCTCGTTTCGGCACTTCCAATGCTGAAAGGGATGCTTCCTAAATCACGAATGGACAACCAATATTGCAGAGAAGACGTTTCATCAAGAAACTCTCGTTATGCAAAAATAAACACACAAAGTTTCTCAAAGCACCGAACTATCGAAGTGCGGATGCACTCGGGAAGCGTTAACTTTGAGAAGATCTCTAATTGGGCGAAAGTGCTTCACTCGATAGCGTTCTCTCGAGCACGAATTGAAGTGCCCTTGACCGAGAACCTGAATGAATTCTCGGCATATTATGCACGTAAACTTCATTGGACAGAGAGTCTTCTTGCCTACGTGAATGAGAGACTAAGAAACTTTAATAGAGAAACTTCCAACCAAGAAATGGCGGCTTAACTTATGTGCAAGATTTTCACGCTAACCAATGCGTCTCAAGTAAACAAGAAAAGTTTAGAGAAACTTCTCAAGACAGCGGCCAAAGTACTCACTCCGAGCGACAAGGATGGCTTTGGATGGGCTGCAATGGGCGAGAGGGAGGTTTTCGGTGAGCGATACTTAGGTGTGAAGCACGTACGGCTTCCGCTATTGACAGGCGATAGCCCGGTGCCAAAGCCCTATCGTGGTCTATTCAAGGGCGGGGCTGTCGAGAAATGGGGCAAGGCCTCCGACATCAAAGGGAGCCTGATAGTGCACGCTCGTTACTCGACTAATAGCGTTTCACTTGGGAATTCCCATCCACACAGGAATGAAACTCACACGCTCATTCACAACGGCGTGGTTAACAATGAAGGTGAAAGCTATCCAATGAAGTCAACGTGCGACACCGAGCACTTGTTGCACCATCTATCGACTAAAGGCGTTCACGGAATGGTTAAGAATGTTTCAGGCTATTATGCGGTGAGCGCTATTGAGCATGCTTCCGGCAATTTGATTTTAGTTAAAGACGACAAAGCGCAATTACACGGCTGCTATGTGGACAGCATTGACTCACTCGCGTTCTCGACAAGTGCCGAGCACTTAAAATCGATCTTAAAAACAATGAGATGGAAGCACACGCCGATTGAAGCTGTCGCCGATAACATTGCGTGCACTTTCGACAGGCAAGGCACGCTGTTAAGTCAAGAACCGATAGTGCCGAGTGTGAGTGTGGCGAAAGTTTACACGAATGACTTTGCGACTAAGTATTATGAGACAGCGGATACCTTCGAACCTGTAACTAGATTTGAAGACGACTACACCATACTAAACCAAGATGGCGAAACTTTGACCTACGCTGAATACGAGACGCTGTCGACGATTGAGAAAAATCTATGCGACGTGATTGATGCGAGAACGGGAAGACCTGTCGAGTTATCGGCATGACACTTCCACGCGTGAACCTTACTAAACACGAAAGGATTATATTATGAGAACAAGAAAAGCCACGATTCTAATATTAGATCTAATAGACCAAGGCGTTCTCGATCCAAAAAAGTTTCTTGAATCACTGCTTCAGTCAATGAGTGAGCAAGAAGTGAGCGAGAACTTAGAATACATCGCACGAGTTGAGGATTGGGACGATTCAATACAACGTCAAATTAAAGGAGATTCAGATGAAAACTAAACATACACCGGGACCGTGGACATTGGTCAAAAGACATTCGAGCTTTATCTGCTCAGTTGTACACGAAGCGGGGCCGGAGTTTATCTCCGTTGTCGACGAGTGTACCGAAGCCAACGCCCAGCTTATAGCCGCGGCCCCCGAAATGCTTGAGGCGCTTGAAATGTTATCTAAAATAACGATTGACGGAGATCGAAACATTGGAAACTTCGAGTGTCTAATTGAAGCCCTTAGACTCGGCGTCAATGCCCTTAACAAGGTGAAAGGTGAGTTGTGAAAAAAATAAGTGAATTAATGGCCGCGACGATCATCGAGCAGTGTTCTGCTGATCCGCAAGCCGCGTTCGATGCGATTCTCAAGCTTGTAAAGGATAACAAGCGGTACCGAGCTGCTTTAATTAAAGCATCCGAGCATACTCAACACTGGACACGTTGCGACTGCTTTATTTGTGAGGCATTAAAATGAGAACAACTAAACACTTAAATAAAATCGAACTAGACAAGGTACTTGATCACCTTAACGAAAACTTAACTGACTTCGACTGCCTTATGCTTAATATACTGGTGAGAACTGGGATGAGAGGCGAAGAACTAGTGCGAATAACTTACGACGATATAGATACTCGCAGGCGAACCTTACAAGTAAGGGCGGCTAAGGGTTCGAACGATAGAGAGGTTCCACTGAAACCATCTATACTTAACGAACTAAACAAAAGACTAAAAGATGCACCGCTATTCAGTGGAGTCAAAGCATCGGCTATCAAAGCAAGACTTCGCAAAACACTTAAGCGGGTTTTATTTAGGGTGCTTGGAGAAGGGTACCAAGACCTATCACTCCATTCACTTAGGGCAAGTTTTGCTCTAAATATATATAGCAATGCAGGCCACGACATCCTATTGGTGAAAGAACTACTAGGACATAAAAAAATAGAATCAACAATGTTTTATGTAAACATATCTAGACTTAATGATAACAAAGCAAAAATCCTAAAGGCTATTGGATAGCTCACGGGTGAACCTTACTACGGAGGCATAATGGGAAGACCAAAGCTACCATGTTTAGAAACCGGAATTTTAGACCAAAGTCATTTGAGGAAGAAATGTCGTGGCTGCAAAAGAGTCATAGCAAAGAACTGGGCGAAGACGCCCAAGGGTATCCTTTCAAAAAAGAATAGAAGACCCGAACCGTTGCTCGCTAAAAGAGCTAGTTGGAGAGTTCGCTATCAAGTAAAGCTTGGAACGATCCCTCATCCAAAGACTTTGAAATGCGTCGACTGTAGCCGAGACGCGCATTGCTACGACCACCGAGACTACAAAAAGCCTTTGCAAGTAGAGCCCGTCTGCACATCTTGCAATGTAAAACGCGGTCCTGCCAAAAACCGTAACTCAGACCCTTACAAAAGGAGAAAACGATGAAAACCTTAATCTTGACCTTAACCTTGTTCGCACAGTGCGCACGAGCCGAATCAGACTTCAGCCGCCGTGAGCGCGAGAGGTACAACGACCAGATAGCAGCTCAGAACGCAGCCCCTATAGAGCGCAGACAGCCCCAGCTGGTGTACCAGACTGAAGCGCCCCAGCTGTACGTGCCTAAGATCCGGTGCGTGCGGGATGCCCTGTATGAGGACCAGATCACCTGCACCCAAGAGTAGGGGGTGGCTGACCCCTAGCGCCTTGTACAAACGTCTTACACGCGCGATCCTTACTAGCCATGAGGATGTTTTTTTGGGGGATTGTGGTCGATGGCGAGCTTCACCAGATCTTTAAGAGCAAAGCTGAGGCCTTAAAGTCAGCCCGAGCACTGCTGAAGCTTCAGGACTACTACCGCATCCGAGTTGTGCGTTTTAACGAGTCTGACTTGAGCATTAACCTTACTGCATAAGTATAGTTTTATGCACTAACTGTAACATTTATGACACACTTTGACGCAGGTGCTCAGTGGTATGGTGGTATATCGATGGTATATACCACGATAAGTAGTGGAATTCATAGGGGTCTAGTTCTATTCTTTATATGGTATATTATATATATATATATTATTATAAAAGAACATAAAAGACTCCCTTTTCTCCCTACTTTCTTCTTTTTTTCGTATTTTAGTTAGTGTGTATAGGGGAAATCCATACCACCCATACCAATGGGGGTTAATTACCCGATATTGTTCAGGAAAGGGTGGTATATACCACCCGTTTAGCGGTATATGCCACCATACCACCGTGCGAACTCATGCGAACACTACGGCGTGCATAAAATGCTCGGAAGCCACCTAGTCGTTTTGTATTTTCGAATCTGAGTTGCTACCGGCATGTTGAGTACCGAACCATCCATCATGTAGACCATTGGGTAAGTTGGCTTCATTACAAGTTCACGACCGCGCAGCATTTGTGCAACGATCTTAAATGCCTCCTCAGACCATCCAGTCCAAAGCATGATCGTTTCGTGTCCTGGCAGAAATAGGCTGTGTTCACCGAGCAACTCAGGGTGATGCCGACCAAGTTCTGCAAAGGTTACATGGTTCATTTCTCGAACGTAGTTTAGAATTGTCTCTTTCATCATTACTCCTTGTTAAATTCATCCAAATAGATCTCACACGAAGCTCTTTTGCCGTGCTGGTTAAAGAGCTTTAAAAACCCCATACTTTCTTTTGACTTCAAATACCGTGTTTGCGCCTCCGAGCTGCCGAGTTCAAGCATAAAAGCGCGACTTCTAAGCTTGCGCATTTCAATCATTACCTTGGAGTGATCACGGTGAGTTGTTTGCAACTCTTTGATGTACATTTCAAATTTACGATCAACACGGGAGATCTCTACTTTGTCGCCGGACAGCTTTTGGACTTCGAGTTCGTGCCTTATAAAATTGAACTGTGCTTTCCAAAGGTCATGCGCCCAGTGAACTATTTGAGGCGTAATCTCCCTTGTTTCTTGGCTCACGCAGTAGCAGAGCATAAGCTTGCTCATGTGCTCAAGCACTCGTTCATATGATGGTACAGATAAGAACCCCTTATCTGCAGCCGCTTGAGTTATCTTGGCATTCTCGAAATTGATGTCAGTCACAAGTTTGTTGATTACGACTTCATCATAGGTGATGTTCTCAGCATCAACTTGGAAGCCTTCGGCCACAGCACATGGGACGTCTATGAGCTGCTTAATTGGCCGAGTGGTCCACTGCTCGACTCTCTTAATAAGCTCTGGGTTTACGTGAAGAGATGGGTTCTTTCGTCCATACCCAAAAGGAAGCCCGACACTTTCTCTAGTTAGAAGTTTTCTGTCTGGGTGCATGAACACGAGCCATCGAGCGATAAAACCTTTTTGAATCAGCTCACCACTTAAGGCAGGCATGAATGAATTAGTGACGTCACTCACTAAGACGCTGAGACATGGATTGTAGATCGTGGGGTTCTTAGCTCCTTGAGTTTGAGCTGCGATCTCACTTGTAAACGAGTTTGATTCAGAAAATACCTTGAGAAAGCCTTCCCTCATTCCGGCAAAGGTTGGATTGTTTTTGCTGTCCTTCATCTTATTAAGAAGCTCGGTACCCTCATCAATCATGTCGAGGCGTTGTCGTTTATGTTTGAAAGAACCAATAAAAGCGCGAGCACTAGCATAGTTTGAAGGGCCGAGAAGAATGTCGCCGTCTCGAGATTGCATGAGAATCTTTTTGATCATTCGTTGCGGGTTGTTTTTGCCCACACCACTTGGAGCAAGTGCTGCGATATACATATTAGGCCATGTGTCGTTGTATCTAAGCTTGTTAGCAGCGAGCACTGAGCAAAGAGAGAGCGAGGCGGCGAAGTTGAGTATTGGGGTTTCCTTATTCGATGCGAGCTTGCATTCTTGATCAAAGAGGTCAAAAATCCCGTTCTTTGGGATCATTCTTGTGATAACCCCAGCCTGTTCTTGAATCATCAGGTCTCGCTCTGAGAACTCGCCCTTTTCAGGTTGTGCTTGTGAAGTGCTTATTTCAATAAAAGGTTTTACTCCTTCTGGCTCTGACTGAAACTTCTTTAAATGTCGCTGAATCATTTTCGTTAAAAAGCCGTGTGGGTTGTTTCTGTGTTGATCAGCTTCTTTCGGATCAGTGAGCCAGGCGGGGCTGTGCCATTTGTTGTCATAGGCAATAATTTGCTCGATGCACTCGGTAAGATCAGCGCCCAAATAATGGATGTCTGATGCTTTGGCATAGGCTATGGCGTTGAGTTTGTTGTTTCGTCCGATGTCATTGAATGGCATCTCACGATCAATTCGGACCGTGTTTGATCTTGGTGTAGCAAATTTAGCAGAGTCGATGATCCATTTATCAAGCCGCGGAAGTGGCAACTCGCAGAGCTCGCTCACATCAACGACATTGGTTTCGTTAATCCAATTGTATGTTGAGCACTCCTTTATGAAGGTACTTGGAGGAAGAAGGCTATATCTTTTGTGCGCTAAAAGATCGTAAACGTCTTTTACGCTTACGTTTTTATGGTCAATAAACTTAAAGTGCATTCCCATGCCCTTTGAGTTTTTGCGAATCATGTTAGAGCCGATTGGTGCAAGAGTGATGACTTCGAGTTTGTCAGAATCGATATCTAAGACTGAACCAGAGATCTTGCCGCATACCATGGCAATGTTCGCGTTCGGAAATGCGTCAACCCACTCCTCTAAAAGTTCTTGTGGTATGCGCTCATCGGCCCACTTTTGCCATTCGGTTAACAGTGGAGGGAACTTGTCGCCAGGAGTAATCGGTATGACGTTATACCCCCGTTCGTAATATTTAAGGGCGTGTGTTGCAAAAATCCCAGTTGTCATATTATCGTTCCCCTCGTCTCTTAATCTCATCAGTTGCGAAGTTCTAGAATCAGAGTGGGGGGGCGAAAGCCCCCTTCTCAAATCCCCCCAACTTCTTATTGGCAGTTAGCTTTAGCGGTCTCGGCTTCTTAGCCAGTCTTGGCAGCGAATGCCCACGATCTTTTCGATGCGGTACGCCGTGCGAAGGCCTGGAATAGCGCGCCCTTCCATGAAGTGATACAGCGATGCGGGAACAACCTCTAGTCTGCGTGCGACATCAATCTTACGGAAGCCGTTCTTCACCTGTTTTGACACATAGGACTTAAATTTCATACTGGCGATTGATCTCTTCATATCGGCTGCTTATAAGTTCAAAAAGAACGGAGATCAATTCAGTATGAAAATTCAATCAACGCGCGCCATCCATGCGCAGAAACAATTCGTCTGTGTGTATGGTGCAAGTGGAACTGGCAAGACAACTCTTGTCAAGACACTAGAGGGCCCAACGCTTATTCTTAATGCAGAGAGTGGGCTTGGTGTTTTAACTGGCACTGACATTGACTACATCTCTGTTGCGATTGGAGATAAGGGAGAGCTGCTCTCATATCCTGAGCGCTTTGCTAAACTAAAAGAGTTTATGGCGTTTGTGCAGACAGATGACTGCAAGAAAAAGTATAAGTATCTGTTCATCGATTCACTGACTGAAGTCTCGCAGATTATTGAGAAGGCGATTGCAACTCAACATAAGGGCTGGGAGATGTGGGCTGAGTATAAGACAGCGATGATCGACTTCTTAAAGTTCTTCAGAGATGCCCGAGTGTATGATGTTGTGTTCACCTCTCTTGAGGACAGGCGTGATGAAGACGCAGCCAGCTACTATGCCCCGAACGTCGGCGGCAAGTCGGTAAAGGAAGTGCTGCTCTCACTCTTTGATGAGGTGTATAGACTTGTCATTATCGAGGGTAAGCGCACACTTGTCACCCAACCTACGACAAAGAGTCAGGCTAAGACTCGGTGCCGACTGATATCTGCAACAGAGCCAGCTGATTTAGGCTTGGCGTTTAAGAAGATCCGTACAATTGAAGGAGAGAAGAAATGAGTCTGTTTAATTTTGAAGAATCAAAGACCGCTATGGAGAAGGATGATGCGAGTCGCTCGACCATCCCCGAGGGCAAGTACACTGGCACATTTAAGAGTGTTGAGATTAAGACCTCAAAGGCTGGCCAGCAGTACGTGAACGCCCAGATCGTGCTCGATAATAAGAGAGTTGTGTTTGAATCGTTCCACTTGATGCACCCGAAGGCAGCTGAGATTGCAAAGCAGAAGCTAACCCGAGTTCTCTTGTACGGATACAAGACCCCACCGGCCAAGCTTGAGACCTTAAAGGATGTGGCGTTTGCACTTGATGGTGTTGCAGTTAACGTGCAGTTAAAGCACGGCGATACAAATGAGAAGGGTTATGTGAACTACAAGATCAGCTACCTACCACTCACCACAGAACAATCGCGCGCTGACTACACCGTGGCGGCTGACTCGGTGCCTGCGTTCTGATTCAGCTCAGATCCTACCAAGAAGAATGCCTTGAGCGTATTAAGAATGCGTTCAAGACATCCAACCGAGCGCTCGCAGTACTGGCAACTGGTGCTGGCAAGTCAGCCATCATCACGCATCTTGATACCGTGGCTGCTCGTCCGATTCGTGTTCTATATCTTGTGCACAAGATCCCTCTTGTGCGACAGATTCTAGCGGCGTTAAAAGAAAGGGGGCGGAGTTCTGGGGCGTATTGCGGGTCACTATCATCTTATGATGTTACATCTAATGACATAGTAGCGACTGTGCAATCGATCGTACGCCTTGAAACTCCGCCCGTGTTTGATGTTGTGGTTGTCGATGAAGTTCATCGTGCAACAGATGTTTACTACAAGGTCATCTCTCGGATTGAGAAACAGAATCACAACTTGAAAGTGCTCGGCGTGACTGCCACTCCGTTCACAGCATCAGGCTACATCTACGGAAAGAAGAACAGCTACTGGCCAGAACCCTGCTTTACAAAGAGCATCATCGATCTGACTAATGAGGGGTATCTTGTTCGTGCTCACTTAAAGGGCGGCACTCACATGGCAGACACCAAAGGGATGAAGATCTTAGGTGGTGACTACCAAATTGATGATCTAGAGGCTGATGCCTTTAGCGGGAAGATCCCGCTGCAAGTAGATGAGGCGTTGAAGCTCGCCGCTGATCGAAAGAAGATCGTCTGGGCGTGCATATCGATTCGCCATGCGACTGAGGTGCAGCGAGTGCTGCAGGCCATAGGTGAGAAGGTCGCCATCTGCACGAGTGCTGATCCATTTGATGAGCGAGAGATGCAGCTTGAATCGTTTACTAATGGTGATGCTCGTCACTTGGTGTTTGTGAGTATCGTGTCAGAGGGCTTTGACTACCCGCCGATTGACTGTGTGGTGCTACTTAGGGCAACTCGGTCTGCGGTGCTGATGGTTCAGACGATTGGCAGAGCGCTCCGCACATCTCCTGGCAAGACCGATGCACTCGTGATCGATTATGGCAGAGTGGTTGAAACGCTCGGACCACTGCACGCACCTCGTATCACTAAAGAGGATCACGCTAAGGCCAAGAAGCCTGAGACCATGACAGAGCGAGTGGTGCACTGTGAAGTCTGTCTTAGCTTTGACTTCCCACCACCAGGCAAGCTGCGCCCATGCCCAACATGTGGCAGTGAGCATGAGATGATCCGAATGCAGAAGGCAGTTGAGAAGCAGTCAAAGCGAGCCTCTACTAAGGGGGAGCTTTATGATCAGATGCTACTTGAGGGGCTGCGTTCTATATCTATTAAGAGTTATCGCTATGAGCTCACACCTAAAGAGATAGTCTTTGAGTTCGAGCTCGACGACTCATCACCATTGCGCACTTATATTCACAAGCTCGAAACGCCTCAGATTGTGTTGGGTTACAGCAAGTACGACATGGGCAAGGTACGTTCTGCTAAGTGTTTCTTACGGGATTGGTTTGGCATTAAAGAGTCGTCCCTTGAGAGGATGATTGCAGATCTGCCGAATGCCACACGGCGTCCCGATCTTATTCTGCTCTCATCTGAGACTCTACAGTTTAGAAAGTTTTCATTAAGATCTCAGGGTGGGATTATCTAGAGAGGCGGAGATTGAGCGTGAGTGCCTTATATGGCTTAACAAAGAAGTCGGGTTCTTCTGGAAGAACGCCTCCGTTGGCATCTACGATCAAGCAGCTGGCACGTACCGAAAAGGCAACGTCTTTCAGATCAACGGCGTGTCTGACATAATCGGCATTAAGGATGGCGCTGTTTATTTCATCGAGGTTAAGACGAACACAGGAGTGCAGTCTCTTGTACAACTTGCCTTTGAGAAACAGATTAAGAAGCACGGCGGGAACTACCTGCTGGTTAGAAGCGTGGGAGAATTGATTGAGCATTTTCAAGGACGATAAAGAAGAGAAAGCCGTCTGGCATCTAGCCAGGTCGAAAGGCATCGGTGGTTCCGAGGTTCCTGTTGTTCTTGGACTCTCGCCCTACAAGACGCCCTATGAGTTGTGGGCTGAGAAGACGGGCAAGGTTGTACCAGAAGACATCTCAGGCTTGCCGCACATTAAGCGCGGACACATGGCAGAGACCGCGTGCCGAATGCTTGTTGAGCGAGATCTGGCCACATCCTTCAAGCCTAAGACGTGGCAGATAGAGGGCACGCCCTTTCGCTGCTCAGATGATGGGTATTCACTGGACCGCGAAGAACTGCTCGAGATTAAGGCAATGGGCAAGGCAGCTCATGAGGCCACTCGTGATGAGAAGATCATCCCAGAACACTACAGAGTGCAGTGCCAGTGGAACCTCATGGTGTCAGGCGCTAAGCTGTGTAGGTTTATCAGTTACCGCCCAGAGGAGAACGAGCGGGCTGAGATCATGGTCTACCCTGATCCGAAGGAATGGGAAGTATTAAAGGAGGCAGCGCTTAAGTTCTGGGCGCTCGTGCAGTCTGATACCCCGCCGCCGCTTTCAGATCGCGACTACAAAGTAGTCAGGGACGGGGGGTTTAAAGATTTGTCTTTGCAGTACGCTAATCTGAAAGCGATGGCAGAGCAGCTGTCAAACCAGATTGCAGAGGTTGAGGCAAAGCTTAAGGCGTTTGATCCTGACGCACGGGCCCTGAAGAATGAGTATGTTAGAATCGTACGCTCAACCAGACTTGGGAGTGTCGATTACAAGAGCGCGTTTAAAGAGCACAAGATTGATACTGAGAAGTACCGTGGCAAGCCGACACAGGTTTGCACGATAAGCGTATTAAAGGGGAAGAATGAGAAAGAAAAAAATTAAAGTAGATCCGGTGCAGCCTCAGCCAGAATACGCACTTAAGAAAGGCCGCCCTTTTCCTGACATGAAGATCGGAACCCGGCTCAGAGTATGGGCATACACCAAGGAGAACTTCCCTGGTGTTGCATGGATATTCGGTCAGAAGGTTACGATGAGTGAACTGGCCGAGATCGGCAAGTGGTGCTCTGAGTGCTCAGAGTTCTACTCTTCTTCCTCTTCTGATTCTTGATCCATTTTAGACTTAGCGACATCTTTTAGCGCTTGAAGGGAGTCGATTGCTTTGACTTCTTTTTTCAAGAACTCAACTGCCTTGTTGTACATTGCAGGTTCTTGACTCTTAGCCATCTCAACTTCTTTGATTGAACGTGCTAGACACTCAACCTTTTCTTGTTCTTCGTGGGCTTTGTCTTCACTGTTCATTTCCATTTGCATCTCCTAGTCTTGATAGATTCTGTCTTAGCAAGACAGATATTGGTTGTTTTGCAGCGTTAAGTGTTTGGCCTAAAAGAGTTCTACCAGCTGTTGTGTTGGCAGCCTGAACACCTTTCTTGGCAGCGAGCATTGATAAAAATAGTGCTGGGTTTGTAGCCGCAGCAGCGGCAAGTGTAGCGTCGAGAACAGTTACGCCCTTTGTTCTTGCTGCCTTCATTGCTTCTCTTTGAAGAGGTCCTTGAGCGGTTAGCAATGTTTGGAATCGTTTATTAGCTTGGTCAACGGCGATCCCAAGACCTGGTGTTGATGCTTCTCCTGCTTCAATAATCGCGTCTTTGTAAGCATTGCCAAGACCACGCTCAACCTTTTGAGCAGCGTTTGTTATCTTCTTACCGCCGAACTCAGTTAACTTAAATGCTGAGTCGGGAAGTGCATCTCTAAACGCAGTTTTAAATTCTGATGCTTGAGCCACAGGTAAGCCGCCTGGCGATTGGAACTTGTACTGATCAATGTAATTTTGAAGCTCTGCTGCCTTTTGTTTTAAGCCAGGATTCTCAGCCATCTTGGCAAGTTGTTGTTCTAGATCAGCAAGATCAGGAGTTACTGGGCGAGTATATTGTGAGTATAACCTTTCTCTTTGTGCAGCGTTTTTATTTAGCAGAGACTTAACTTTTTTCTGAGCTGCTTTTGAAGTTCCAATAAATCCTTCGTCAAAAAGCATGTCAGATAATGGAGCGGCACCTTTGGCCGCAAGTTCCTCGTCGATTGAACCAAAGCCGCCTTTGTATATTTTCCTTGCAGTTTTTTCTGTCGCGCTTTGGATGGCTTTATCAGGCAGAGAAAAGAGCTTGCCAATAGCGCCAAGCACGCCCGATTTTTGTGCAGCTTGGGCGGCTGCGTTTGAGGCTATGCCACCAAGAGCTATGTCTGATCCAAGTCCAAGAGCCCCGCGTACTGAGACATCTCCCAACACGGGTACATTATAACTAGCACCTTTATCTATGCCGAGTCTGTCCATTAGCTCGCTACTGCTTGGAGCTTTTCCTTTAAGAGCGTTCAGCAAATCTTCTTGCATAGAATCAGCTTGTGCAGGATCTTGATCATAGATCGCCTTCGCTGCACGAGGTACAGCGTAAACGCCAGTGCGCATAATACCGCCCGAGTAATCGAGAGCGCGCAATGCTGCCTCGGTAGATTCACCAACACCAATGTTTTTGTTGGCTGTCATGATCGCAGCCTTCATTTTATCGACATCACTTGCAGGTGCAGGAGTAGCGGCAGCCGCAGCAGGCACCGGACCACCACCTGCTTTAGCTTCAAGTTCAAGTAGCTCTAGATATTCTAACTCTTCTTGTGGTGTCATATCTTGCCCGCAGCCTTAAGTGCTTTGAGTTCTGCAAGGCGTGCTTTCTGTACATCGGTCATGCCGCCTGGGGGCGGGGTCTTAGGCTTAATGATGTTCTCTTCTTTGATTGTCGACTTTCCAAGCTTATCGATGTTACCGAGTGTTTGGTTGAAAATGTTTCGTGAGCGGTTGAATGCTCTCCTGTCATTCTCATCAACTTCATAGCCTGCTTTGAAAGCTTCAACTCGTTGTCTATGAGCATCCGAGATATGCT